TATATATAGAATAAACACACACACTTTTGGTATGTACCTGTACCACGATTTTTTGAAAGAGCGTCAGCGCCGCGGTATATACCTGTACGCCTCTATACTATTTATATATAGGAATATTCCAGGGGCTTCAACGAACGGTAAAGTCCTTATCGGTATATGCCCGTAGACTGAAAACCGCTGTTCGTGGAATATACCGAACAGCCTGAGGAGGGCGGCAAAGATGAACCGAGGTTCATTATTTAGGCATATTCCTGTATGGTGTGCCCTGCATAATACCTAAGCCCGGAGCATAATTAGAGCAGGATGTGGCTACAGGCTTGGTTGGCAAAGTTATCGCTGCCGATTAGCCTGAAGAAAGTTCACCGCAATCCGCGCACAGATATAAACGCGGATACGGAGCATAAATCAACTCCCTATGCCCAAGCATAATTTTCAGGATTATGCCCAAAACATAAAAAGCATAAATTTTTTAGGGATTTTTTTTTGTATAGACGGAATATACCTTCTCGCACTCGCTGCCCGAGCGGGCACAAATTTCGCACAGTTGTTCGACGGGTCATACGAATAGCATTATGCACAAATGCAGACGGGTGTTTTTGTGCATATTGCTATTTTGAAAAAAGTTTGCTTTTAATTCTTTTTTGCAATTATAAATCAATAAATATGTTATATAATGTTATTGTAATCAAGAGATACAAGACTTGACTTGCTACAAGTTACTTGATTAACATTATCAAAATTATCATAGCAAGAGAAAAGAGAACATTATGAAAAAACTTGAAACTATCAAAAAAACATTATCAGCAGAGAACATCAACAGCGTTTTAGCTAACATTATCAACAATGATAATGTTGACGTTGCAACACTCACAGAGAGAGAAAAGTTTTCAACACTCATTTATGCAGAGCTTGCAAAAGCATTGAACAACAAAAGCAACGAATTGTTGCTTGACGCCAATTACAAGCAAAGCAAGTTTCACAACAGCGATACATACAAAGTCGACTATTATCGCTATATCAGCAAAGACACAACAAACGATACTATGATACAACTTTATGTATCAGCAAACGCTAACACAGCAAAGTGCAAGTTTAGAATTTGTTTCTCTTGTGCAAAGACTGTGAGAGAACAGCAAAAAGCACTTGAGGAAAACAATTTCAGAGTGCTTTACAACAGCAAGACGAAGAGAGCGAAAACAACACAGAGAAACAATATCGACTATACAGAGATAGTCGCAGTTATCAAGACAGTTTGTGCAATCCTCGCAAACGCAAACACAGCAACAACAGCAGACGAAAGTGCAAGCGAATAAACGCTTGCACACGTCACACGCAAGTCGAACACCCGTTCGACTTGTGCTGGCGCCCATTCTCTTATTCCTGTGGGACGTGAATTTTCTAACCAGAACTGGGACATCAATTCGGTTTCGGAACAAGGTTTTCGAGTTCTCGGATTTTTTCGGATGATAAGCTCTATAAGAAAACGGGCGCACAGTTATACAGAGTTCTCCTAAAATAAGATATAGTTGCCAGAGAAAGGGCCGCCGATTTAGTTTTTCGACGGCTCTTTTTCATTTTTAATTTTTCAAAGGTTCTTATAGAAAACTGGCGATTTCTGATTGACAATATTCTAATCGTATTATATAATGTTTAGTGAAAGAGGTGAACGGATTTATGAATTTAATGCCTACTTGCAGAAAATTGATTAAGGCACTAAGAACCAAAGACTTGCGGTATACAATGTCTACCAAACAGTTTTACGGCAGAGAAGGTGAACCTCACAATTATTATACCATCAGCAAAGCAGAATGGGACGAGGATAAGCATAAGTATAATCATTACGAATGTTATAGTACCACGTCCTTAATTCGTGCCACGCTGTATCTTCGTGATTTGTGGTATAAAGCCAATAAGTGGGAATTGCCTACTGACCAGCCACTTTGGAATTCTATCCGTGCCAGCTTTAAGGAGGAGAATTGATTATGGGCAGTACCGGACATTCCGCTTTTCGCGGAAAAGGAAAGGGCGCTATTGATAATGATACTTTCGGCATTAAAGGCGCCGTCGTTTTTAAGGGCAAAGTGCCGCCTGCTTCTGGCCTCGATAAGCCCTCAGCCAATAAGATTACCTTGAAAGTGCCGTCAACCAGAGGGGATAATATCTTGTTTCAGTTTCGCCTTAGTAAAGATAGCCGTACAATGACCATTATAGGCTATCGTAACTCTGTTCCTGAAATTAAGTCAAAGGTAGCTGTTGACAGCACCAACCCGTCGCTCGATAAGGTAATGAAAGAGGGAAGTAGTGCCCAGCGACAGCAGGCAGTAAAGATGAAAGACCTGTTTTCTAAATCTACCCAGATTAAAGAGAACCAGCTTCAATCTATTGCCCAGAAATTACTCAATAAGAAAAAGCAAAGAGAGGAGAATAAATAATGCCTGAAAAAATGCCTGGATTTAATGACTATAAAGACTTCCTGACAAAGGTGGGCCACGGTACCATTGACGGCGTAGATGTCACTCACGACGGCTACCCGCTCTCCGCTGCCGAGAGTAGATTTATTAGTCTGTTTGTGGCTAACGGCAAGCTCAATAAGTGCCTTAAAGAGGCTGGGCTAAAGATGAAAGACCTTGCTGGCAAAGATTATATTGCTGACGAGATTACTTGGCGCCTTGACCAGCTTAAAAAGGAGTCCATTGCGGATGCGGATGAAATATTACAGTATTTCACCAAGGTAATGCGTGGCGAGGAGAAAGACCAGTTTGGGCTGGATGCTCCTTTGTCGGAGCGTACCAACGCTGCCAAAGAGCTTGCGAGGCGTATTGTCGATGTTCCTACTGATGACGATACCACCGTACCTGAAATTAAGGTAACTCTCAACTGGGAAGGAATGTAATCTATGCCCAGAATGAGGAGACCCGTCAAAGTCGCTACCCCCGAAGTTCAGGTTAAGATGAAAGATGTCCTTATTCCTATGTATAAACCCGTTTGGGAGGACATCTTTAACCACGGACATACTCACTACGTCTTTTCAGGTGGTCGTGGCTCTACAAAATCCTCGAATATTTCAGAGGTAATCCCTACTTTGATGATGAAAAACCCGGAGGTTCACGCGGTTGTGTTCAGAAAAGTAGGTAATACAATGAAAAACAGCGTTTGGTCCCAGATGGTGTGGGGTATTGACAAGATGGGATTAACTCCTTTCTTCAAAATACCCAAAAGTATTGCAAATCCTATCGTATTTTTACCTACCGGCCAGCAAATCCTGTTTTTCGGCTTAGATGACCCTAATAAAGTCAAGTCTATTAAGCTGCCTTTTGGGTACATCGGCATTACTTGGTTCGAGGAGCTTGACCAATTCTCTGGCGAGAAAGAAATTCGTAAGGTATTACAGTCAACAATGCGTGGTGGTACCAAATTTTGGGATTTTCGTAGCTTTAACCCGCCCATTTCTAATATGAATTGGGCAAATCAGTACGCCATAGACGCTATGGGCCGAGAAAATACCCTCGTAGTCAAGAATACCTACCTTGATGTACCTGAGGAGTGGCTTGGCCAAGCGTTCATTGACGAGGCTATGGACTTGAAGGCGACAAATCCAAGAGCGTATGAACACGAATACCTCGGTATTCCCGTTGGCACAGGTGGTAATGTCTTTGAAAATGTTGAACCTATGTATATGTCGGACGAGTTTATCAGTCATTTTGACCATATTTACAGTGGTCTTGACTGGGGTTGGTTCCCTGACCCGTTTGCGTTTAACAAGGTACATTTTGATATTGCCCGCAGAAATCTCTATATTTTTGCTGAATATAGGGTCAATAAGCAGACCAATAGAAATACTTTTGACGCCTTGTACCACGAAAAAGAGCTGTATACCGAGGAATTCCTCATAAATTCTCGTGAGAATGGTAATTTTATACGCCAAAGACACTTTATGGAGCCCGATGAAATACTTACAGCGGACAGCGCCGAGCCAAAATCTATCTCAGACTACAAATCCTACGGTGGATATGGCTGTCGACCTGCTGAAAAGGGCCCTGATAGCGTAAATTATAGTATGAAATGGTTACAATCTCTTAACCATATCTATATTGACCCTGTTCGTTGCCCGGAAACCCTCAAGGAATTTGTGGAATATGAGTATGAAAGGGACAAAGATGACGAAGTTATCAGCGGATACCCGGATGCGAATAACCACAACATTGACGCCGTGCGTTATGCCCTTGAAAGAGTATGGAAACGTAAAGGTAAATAAATATTTTATAGGAGGTAAAGCTCAATGATTAAGCTCGTATCTATCGACGGCGGTACTACCGAGGAAAAGGTGTGTACTGTATTCGCAGACACGAAAGCAGAGGTTCCGGAGACGGGTTCTGCGACTGAGGTCAAGGGCCTCGTGGGTACTTTGAGTGCGGGTAGTATTGTCTACACAGCAAAACTCGAGGTTGCCCTCTTAAAGAGTGACGATACCTGGGAATGGGGCGAATAATATGCCGAATTTCAAGCAGTTTATGTTGCTGGACAGGGTCTCCAAGTCAAAATCACCTGTATTTAGACTGGCGGCACTGAAAAGCCTTAAAGAGTCTCAGTCAGGAATCGCTCTTTTGACATCCGATAGCAAGGTATTTTACACCTCGCTTAACGAAAAATTCATTTTGACACAGGAGGTACAAAATGGCTAACTATCATTCCAGTTATACCGGTGCTGAAATTGACGCCTCTGTTGGCAAAGCCAGCAAGTTGCCCGCAGCCTTAGGCTCGGCAGGTCAAATTCTCCGTGTAAATTCACAGGGGGACGCACTTGTATATGAAAGCAAGGGTGCTGTTCGGCAGAACAACACCGGCTTGGTTACCGGCGGGGATGTATTTGCCTATATCCAGTCTCTGGATGCCGATAACACTTCATACTAATAGAAAGGAGGTGAAAAGAAATGTCAAAGAAACTTTATGAGGAGTCCAATATCCAGGCTATTGCGGCGTCTATTCGTGGCAAGAACGGGTCAGCGACTACCTATAAAGTAAGTGAGATGGCAGACGCCATTGATAATATCCCCACAGGCGGTACGCCTGTCATTGAATCCAAGAGCATTAACGCTAACGGTACCTACACGGCGCCGACAGGTGTTGATGGATTTTCTCCTGTAATTGTCAATGTTCCATCGTCCTCGGGTATTCACGTTACCTCAATCTCCCGTTCTTCGCAGCCCACAAAGACGACCTACAAAGTCGGCGAGAGTGTGAACCTTGCTGGTTTTGCGGTTTATGTCAATTACAGTAATGGTGCCCAGCGTTATGTGTCGTATAACAGTGAGCCCGCAAAGTTCTCTGTTAGCCCGACCGTTGTAGCTCTCGGCACGACCTCTGTACGGATTACCTATTCTGAGGATGGTTACTCCGCATACTACGACCAGTCGGTAACTGTTACCAACTATATCGAGAGTATTGCGGTAACTACTCCCCCGACTAAGTTGACCTATCGTTCTGGCGATAGCGTGGATATGACGGGCTGTGTAGTCACTGGCACCCGTTCCAGCGGCGCTACGGAAACTGTTACAGGCTGGACATTCAGTCCTGCGACTACTGATGAACTCGGTACTCAGCTTGTGACCATCTCTTACGTCAGCGATAGCGGACAGACCTTGACTACTACTCAGGAGATTACCGTTCTCGATGACGCCAATCCGTTAGAGAGTATCGCCATCACCACTCTGCCTACGAAGATGGCCTATACGTCTGGCGAATCCCTTGACCCGACAGGTATGGTAGTTACAGCTACCTATGCTGATACGACTACGGCAGTTGTGCCTAATTCTGACCTGACATTTGTGCCGGCGAAGCTGAAAACAACCGATACTTCGGTAGAAGTCTCCTATCATCACGATGGTAGAACACGTTCCGCTACGCTGACTGGTATTACTGTTACAGGACAGGATATTGACGCCGTTCTCGACAATAACGATTGGGACACAATCGAAAGTGTTGATGACGAAGGTGCCAATTACTGGTCCGTAGGTGATGTCAAGATGATTACCTTGAATGGTACCGCTTGCGGTGTTACGTTTAGTAATCGTCAGCTTGGTCTGTATATTCTCGGGTTTAACCACAACTCGGCTACTGAGGGTAATGGTATTACGTTCGGTACATTCAAAACGGCTCTTACAAATGGTACAGATGTTTGTATCAGACCGTCGTCTGGTGGTACCAATATGAACGATAGTGGTACCAATGCTGGCGGTTGGAAGAATTCCAAAATGCGTAATACGCACCTCGGCGCTACTGATACGCCTAACGGGGATGCTACTTCTGCAACGACCTCTAATCCTGTTTCAGGTTCGTTGATGGCTATTCTGCCGGCTGACCTGAGAGCTGTATTGAAGCCGATGACCACGTATTCTGATAACGTGGGCGGAGGTTCTGGCTCTGTTGCAGCCAATGTTACAGCTACGGTAGACTATATGCGACTGTTGTCCGAGTATGAAGTTCACGGTGCTCATACTTATTCCAATACTTATGAGTCCGCGGATGGTCATCAGGCACAGTATGCGTACTATTCTGCTGGTAACAGTAAGGTTAAGACTAAATCGGAACAGACGGGTAGCAACACTTATTGGTGGAACCGTTCGGTCCGTCAGGACGGCAGCACCGGTTTCTGTCGTGTCGACAGCGGCGGCTACCCGAGCTATGACAGTGCCACCAATACTTATGGC